AACCCAGAATTATATTCTGTTGTTCGTATAGACTCTGTAATAATTGTGGAAGTTTCTGTTCGACTTGTGGAACTTCCCTGCGTAAAATTAGGTATAACTGGCACAGCGTAACAAGGAGCAGATATAACAAAGCCAAGAAGAAGAAGCCTCCTCATTCGATAGTAAGATCAACGACAAACTGACCTGTTATTACGATACCTGTTCCAGTCCCAGGTGTCATTGTAATATTGTGATTATCTAGTGCTACTGCTGCTGTACCCACAGATCCCGCAGAAGTTGAAGTCAAATCACTGAAGTTTGGAACTGTACCAACTGTAATCGCACTACCTGGTGTAGCATCTCCCTCTACATAGGATTGAGCAAAACTAAAAGCTTCTCCTGATGTTGCTTGGGTTGCAGAGGGGAATGAAATGCTAGGAACTCCATTAGTTACAGAACCAAAGCCACCAATAGTAGCTGCTGAATTAGAGTCTACAGTTGTAACATTATTACCTGAAATGCTGTAACTAGATCCGATCTTATCTGCTGTACTTGCAGCCGATAAAGATTCAAATTTTACACTAGAGGAGATGTTGTGGGTCATGTCCGCATAAGCTGGTGCGGATACAAGAAATATAAAAGGTAATAGTCTTTTCATTTGATACCTACTTTGTTTTTACTATTATCTATTATTTTAGGACCATTGTTGTTACCTGTGCCACTTTTCTTGTTTCCTACTGAAATCCCGTAACTACCGAGCACTCCACTGACAAGTCCAGCCGTGAAAGCTCCATCAATCCTTACCTTCCCCATGTACCCCAAAGTCATCATTGATAAACTCCAAGTCAAAATCATAAATCTAATTACATGACCAAAAATTTCACCCCATTCAATGCCTTCTTTTTCTTCTTCTTTTTCTTCAGCCATAAAAGTAAAGATTCTTGTCTAATACTAGCAAATTAGCTATGTTTGGAAAGTAACACATATTTATTTCATGTATAAAATTCTAAAACCAATTTTAATGACCTTTTTAACAACAACTGCTGTTAAAAAATTAGTCATAGATTTATTAAAATCAATCGCTAAACAAACTACAAATACGCTTGATGATAAAGCAGTTGCAATTTTAGAAAAACAACTTTTTCCCCCAGCATGAAAATAACTAAATTTCTCAACATTGACATAGAACCAGCACCTTTAGAAATGAAGTTAGATGTTGAAATGCGTTGTAGAGAAATAATGGCAAGTGATGAGATAAATGATATAAAAAAATATTGTACACATCTTGTAAGGCATAAGTTAGAACAAGATGTATTTTTAGCTTCTATGTTAAATAGATTGATTGAATTGGAAGCTGCTGCTGTTGTTAAAGAAATAAAGAAAAAGAAAACTAATCCGATAAAAAAGTTCTTTCGTATTCCTTAATTTCTTCATCAGTAAAATCTCTAATAAATAATTTATCAATCTTATCAATTTCATAATTAAATTTAAGAATTGCAGTTCTTATATGTTCTGCAACCCAACGACCCTCTTCATAAACTACTTGAGCTTTACCATTATCTTTTATAAAAACATAATGATCCTGACCTTTTAATTGAATGTCTAAAAAATTTTTTTCTAAATTTTTACGTCTTATTTCCTTAAGTTTGCGTAACTTAATAGTAGAAGGATTTACACTCATTTTTGATAGCCAGTAGGAGGTGGTGTAAGCCAAAAGCGTACACCATTGATTATTTTAAAATGAATATTTAAATTAGGATCTAATATTAAATATTCTTTTTGTTTACTCTTAGAAAGGTAGTTCATCTGTTGTTGGTACATCCTCTATCTTTTGTGGATTAATGTTACCAAATAATCCGTACTGCCCATCCATGCCTTTAGCGTTGACATATATACATTGAGTTTTAACTTTCTCTTTCTTTTTAAAGTCATAAACTTCACCCTGTTTTTGTTTGGTATAACTAAGTGCTTTTAAATGATCTATGAATTGATTAAGAGAGTCAACTGGTATTGTGAGAGTCAACACCTTTGCATCATCATCATCATTGAATCTATCTTCACCTATAGACCATTTGATAGGTAAAGGAAGTGCTGGATTAAAGTCAGCCATAATTAAAAAAATCTTTTAGTAAATTGTTTAGAAATGAATTTATAGAGAGATTGTTCGACTTACAATGCTCTCTAATTAAAGAAGCAAGATCATCATTGGTACGCACCCCAAATACGTTTCTGTTCCAATTTTTACGTTGATCTGCTCGTCTTTGTTCAAGTTGTCTCATAATCTCTTGACCAGAGAACTCAGCTTCTTCAGTTGTCATTAATCGTCAGCTATCTTTGATATAGCATGACTTAGAAACTCACCATGTCGAGCTTCTGTAATGAATCCTGTAACTCTGGGAACTTTAAATTCTGTGATAAAAGCAGCAGCAATTTCTTTTGCTTTATCAGGATTAGTTTCCATTAATTGCTTAAGCTGATCTGTAATTAAATTTCTAGCTTCAGTAGTAATTGGGGGATTTTTCTTAGCTTGTTCTGATACAGGCTCTAGCTTTTGTTTAGCTTTTGTATGTGTCCTGTCAGTACCTTTCTCTTTAGCTGGTGGTTGAGTAAGAGCTACAGCATCATCATCATGTTCTGATCCAATACCATAAGCAGCAGCAAGAGCATATCTACGAGAATAGGTTATAGCTATTCCGAGATCGTGATAAACATTATTACCACTTAATTCTCTGAGAGGTAATTTACTTTCAAGTTTTTCATTCTTGAAATAAAGAGTGGTAATTAAAACTGTAAGGGTTTTACCATCTTCAAGAGGAAGGTAATCGAAAGTTTGTGTATGAGATATACCAAGTTCAGTTGCAGGTTGAAGTGCTTTTAAAACATCTTCCAGCAAAGAATAGGTACGAGGTTGTGGAAATTTTGCCTTACCATTTTTATCAGCAGCTTTGACTTGCGATTGAAAAATAGCAAGAGCTTCAGATAAGGTGGAGGGCTGTTTTGTGGTCATTAGTTTATTGTACTAAACTATTAAATTATATACCTTATATAATGTTTACTGCAATGCAGCCTGTAATAAAGTGTTGAATTGTTCTGGAGTCAACACCATTCGCCATTGTCCTCCTCTAAACCTGACCATACTTGCAACAAAATCCACTCCTGCATTTTCTCTTTGCACTTCAACTTCTCTAGGTTTAACAAGACAGGCTTGTGATTTATCTTTCCAATCTGCCACCTGTATCACGCAGTTTGGTACACCATGAATATCTCCTACATCACCAGGAATCCCTGCTGACAAATTTCTTTGACATTCAAAACCAGTAACTTCTGTTAAAAGTTCTGCTGCTTCTCTTTCAGCTTTATCTCCTTTTCGCTTCTGTGGGTTAGTCATCCTTGTAAATCTGCTATACGTTTATCTAACTCTTGTATTCTCAAACAATACTCCGCATCACTTATTTCTTGTTGAAACCATAAGTCTCCAAGATGACCAACTTCATTATGAAGTTTTGCAATTAAATATTTTTTTCTTCTATCAAGTTCTCTGTAAAAACATTTCATCTTTTTTTACCCCATTTTCTCATAACCTTATTTTTAAGCTGTTCTTTCTTTTGTCTTGTAATTGTTAAAAAACAATCATCAAGTTCATCTATCAAGCCATCAAATTCAGCCTGATTTGACATTTCCAATGATCTTTGAAAGTTAACAATGGAAGCTCTTAACAGTTTTAAGTCTCTACCTGAGACATCAAGTATATATCTCATCTTTTAGTCCATTCATCAATAAGTTTTCTTAACTCAGCTATACGTTTCTGAGCAGCTTCTATCCTTTCTTTTTTAGTCATTGCTTCAACTCCTCCATGAGATCAACTATTTGTTCTTTGGTATAACCAAACTGGTCTATGAGTTTGTTATATGCAAAGTACCTGTTCTTTCCATTTTTTGAAAATAAATTACTAACACATTCACTTTCAAAACTTTTCACAATCCATTTAGGTTTGATCTTTAACTTTTTACAAAATTCATCATCTTTTCTTGGTATCCAAAATTCATATGTTGTTTCAGAGTAAGGGTCATAAAAGACCTGACCTTCATATGGATCACTTGGAAATTGTGGCATTAGATTCTCCTACGTTTGTTTTTACATTAATACCTAATTTTCTTTCAATGGCTTCATATTCTAATATAACTTTTATACAATGTAGTTCTTTTCTTTTTAAGAGTTTTATACACTCTCTATTGATAGCAGCTTGAAGCAACCATAGTTCTCTATCTGAAAGATTCATTTAAAACAACTCCTGTTTTGATTCAAACTTTGTCCATGCTTCCTGCCATGCAGCTTCGCACCTTTCAGTAGGTTGGTCATTATTTAAAATACACCTACCTTCATAAGCCCAGATCGTATTACATACATCTGGTACTAACCCATAGTTTAATTTCAACATTTCAATGTAACAACCAAGTTGCTTATCAGTTGAGTATGGTTCTTTCCAATACATATCAATATCTTCAAGATGAATCATGCCATCTTTACCACGTTTTCTAATGTCATATTTTGAATTACCTTTGGTCTTTAAATCAATCAATCTGATCTTGTCAGCCTTGGAATCATATCCAAGAAGATCAAGCTGACCACCAACTGATTTATCTGGTATAGACATCATAAGTTCTACAGCCATTGGCTCAAAATGTGTAAACAGTTCATGGTCTAACAATGGTGTAACCCATGCTTCATAATCTTTGGGATCAATCTCTCCACTACCAAGCATTTTTTCCTGGAGACATTCATGTACTGTTTCTCCTCTGGGCTGCCAGATATATCTGTAGGCTTCAATATTTTCTTTAGCTTCCTCTGTCAGTTCATTACAAACTTCTGTTGTAGAAAAAGCAAGCCATCTTTGTAAAGTCTCATCAAAATATTTGTGAGTCTCCTGATCTCTGAAGATAGCGAGTGGTTTAAGCAATTCGATAGTTTTCATTGGTTACCCTCCATCATTTCTTTAGCAGTTTTGCCAAGTTCAGCAAGTGTAGGTGGCATTTCATTTTCACTGGCTTTAAAATAATTTGGCTTTGGTATATTTTCAGCTTCCTGTTCAAACTTAGACTTCTTAATTGGAAATAAATCCTTCCAGCCACCTGCTATGGCGTTCTCAAGAGCTTGTTTTCTATCTTGTGTAGGAAATGACCTTAACTTGTTAAAGATGCGGTTAGCAACGCTTGTAGTACAAGTTCCTTTATTTTTATATCTAATACTCCACCATTCAACCAAAAGATCAGCATAATCTTTTAAATCATCAGGTATTAAATCTGTTGTAATTGTTGGAGAACTGAAAACATCTGTAGATAATACAGGAGCAGTTTTTCTTCTGGACTTGGTTTTCATATCCTTTCTAATCAAGATCCTAAGATAAGCAGACCTTGATGTTTCTTCATCTCTGTTATGATCGAGCCATTCAATAAGGTCTGGATCAAGAAACATGGTAATTTTGGTTTTTGCCATTCATACTGACTAACTATTATTTATTATTAGAGCATGACATTAGATGTGTCAAGAGGTTGTTACTGATGCTATATAATTAAATTCTTGCAAAAGCCATTCATTATATTAATATAAGTATATATAATATAATTATCTATATATAACTACTTATATATCTATAAAAAAAGTATATATAATATTATATATTCTTTTTCTTTTGCTTCTTTTCTTTTTCTTAATATCGCCATTCATTACCAGGTTATGACTATGTGATATACTACTTACATAAATTGCCATTCATTATGAACAAAAACTTACAAAGAATCTGTGTAGCTGTTGATGTAGACGAATATGAAGAGTTAAAAAAATTTTCAAAATCTGGTTTATCTACAGGATTTTTAATCAGGGAAGCTATACATGATTTATTAGTAAAACTTAGAAAAGATTAAGTTTTGGAATATTTACCTTTTTCTATTAGCCAATTAAATTTATCTACCATCTTTTTACAATTCTGGCATTGTAATGCTGACCATGATAAGTGATAAATCTGGCCTAAAGAATTACACTCAGGGCATTTTATTACTGCACCTGAGTATCTTTTACATCTTGAGTATCTTGTTATTGGTACAAATTCAGTCATAATAAAGTTCCATATCTAAGTTTTTCTAATATTCTTTTTTTAGTATTTTTTAAATGTTCTTCATAATCACAAGAATATGAAGTATATATTTCCTCTACAGGATACATATATACATCATTATCTATATGATTTAAGACAACATTTTCAGTTAATGGATCTCCATTTGGTGTAACTAAATCATCTTCTGTATCTACTTCAATAAGTAGAGTTATTAAAACTTTTTTAATCATAATCCATCATGCCATTTAGTACCAAAGTTACTCATCATTTCATAATCTGATGGTTCATCATCTTCATAAGGAAAATCTTGATCTTCTATTTCCTCTTCATCATCTTGAGGAAATCTCCAGTTAATTGCAGCTTCTTCTCTTTGACTATCTAGTGCAGCTTGATGTTTGTGCAAAAATGAATCCATTAGTAATGATCCTCCGTAACTATTTCAACATCACCAGTAAGTTCCCAACTATCATTTGCTGGTTGCTCACCAAAGTCGGTAACAACATAAAAGCCACCTATGTCACTTTCTAATATTGATCTAGCTTCCTCTTCAGAGTCAGCTTCGACAAAAATGTATCCTTCTTGTTGGACAGTAAATTGGTATTCAGCCATTAGTCTCCTCCCAAACTAATTCAAACTTCATTAGTTCTGTTGGTACGATTTCAACATACTCATAATCAAAAAAATCGTTTCCAAACTCTTCTCTGTTCTCTGGTGTATCAAGTTCTTCAAGATTTTCTATATGGTTATTGTACATATAACCACATCCCCAGAAAACATCTTCTAAAGAAACCCCATCTATAGTTTTACCATCAATAAGAAATTGCGGACTAAATCCATAGGAATCTATAAAATCATCCCAATCGTCACCACAGCCATTAAATCTCCAGTCACAATATAATGATCTATTAATTATCATTTTTTGAATTTTATTTGGTTTAGTCATTAATTTTCCTCCGTATCAATCCATTGGACATAAAACCAATCTTGTGTTGGGAAACTTTCAATTTCTTCTAAGTCTCCATCTTCATCAACTGTTCCATATTCATCAATAAATTCTTTAGGAAGTTCATTTTCAATTATATGTGATGGAATATAACCAGTATTAGATATAAGATCATCTAAACTAATAGTGGCTACATCTTTTTCCCCTAGTTGCTTTTCAACAATAGAAATTAGATCATCATAATCATCAGAATCTGAAAATCTCCAATCGAGAAAAGTTTTTCTATCAATCATAAGTTTTTGTTTTTTTGCCATTTATAAATCCCCCTCTATATCTAAAACATTGCAATCAATATCCCAACTGATTGCTGAGTTATCAATATTGTTTTTAGCAAGTGCTTCGCTGATTTCTTCAGCAATATAATCTTTTACTCTATCTGGTAAAAGAGTGTAAACATCAATTTTCATAATGAATTGTGTAATTTGGAAAGTCTGGACTTACATAAAGAGAAATATCACAAAACCTTTAATGCCAGTTAATTAATTAGTGATTATCATGCGAATTTCTCATAGCTTTTTTAAATCTTTTTTTAATTTAGTAATCTTTGTTAAAACATTTACTTTTTCTTCAATAGTTAACTCTTTTAATTTTTTCATACATTCATCTATTTCAGTTTCTACAGTTTCTTTATATGATTTAATCTCTAAAGCTTTATGAATATCAGGTACAATCAATTCATTATAAATTCTGTTATACCATCTATTAGCAGTTGATGTAGATATTTTAAAATGTGATTCAAAATACTTGATACAACTAGCTCTTGTTTCTTCTCTATCAAGATAATCTTGAGCTAAGTCTTTAGCTTCTTCTCTTGATTCTTCCCATTTTTCTGTAGGTAACATTATTGATTCTCCTCTAATAATTTCTTTTCTTCTTCAGTTAGGCAATCATAATGAACCCTATATGCTCCATCAGAAAATTCTCTTACGTCTAAAGAGTCATAAACGTCATAAGGTGTACAATCTTCGTCACAATAAATCTTTTCATCACAGCGATCACACTCATACCAGTTACATTCTGGACATAACCACCCTAAGTATTCATCATTATCGGCAGATATACGATTAACATAAAGTCCAGTACCAAAAGCAGTTGACCTAAGACACTCTATGCACTTATCCCCTATATCAACTTGTTTACATTGATAATTCATAATTAATTTAATTTGAGTTTTAGTTGTTGTTTATCTATTAATTCTTTTTTATCTTTCTCTTTTTGTTTCTTATCTAATAAATCAATACCATCTTGCCCTAACGTATTTCCTAAGTTAAACATTATTGTCTCAGATAATGATTCATAAAAATGTAATTCATCAAAATCAAATAATTCAAAACAAGTTCCAATTTGGTTATGATCCCATTTTGAATAATCTTGAGTCCATAAATCTAATCTGTTTTTATAATGTGACCAAAAACCTGACCTACTTGTAAATCTTTCTTTTATTTTATTTTCTAATTCTTTTTTATAGTTTTTAATTATATATTTAATAAAATCAATAGCATCATTTTCCTCTATCTCTATAAAAATTCTATCTGTTTCAAAGTTATATTCTCTCGGACTTGTTAAAAGATTAAATTTAGCATTTAATGTAAATCCTTCTAATCTTTCATTAAGTGCATCTATATATAAATCTGTATAGTGTTCAGCTATTTCATTATAAAAATATGATCTATTTACACTTAAATAATTATCCCATAAAATTTGTTGCTCATCTTCATTTAAATCATATATATCAGTATCCCATTCTATTTGTTGCCCTATTTGATGTTCTATATCTGAACTAATATATGAGTTATAAAAACCATCAAAAGGTATTGTTGATTCTAATTTATTCATAACTCATCACCTTTATATCCCTTATTAAAGTAGTCTTTAGCTACGTTTTGACATACTTCAAATTCACTTTTAGTTAGTCCAGTACCAAACCAAACAATATCTGATTTAAGTTTTTCATCTAACTTACTATTAGTAGAATTATAAAACTGTAAAAAAGTTTTAACTAAAGCTAGTTTTTGATCTTTTTTATAAAGAATTTCTTGCTCACTAGGTTCTATTGGTGTAGCTGAATTACACTCAACTGTATAAGTTACATAAGGTGGTAACTTTCTTATAAAGTTATCTTCATCAAGATCAATATGAACTACCCTATCAGGGTCAAGTAATTTCTGATTAAATTTCTTTTCATATTCTCTTTTTACATTTAACAAATCACAATCTTGCTCAATATATACAAGTTTTGTTTGTTTGTTGTAATAAGAAAATTCAGAGATTTGACACATACCCATATTAAGTTCTTTAACTATAGATACAGGCATCTCTAACCATCCATGAGCAGGATCAGAATAGAATGTAAAAATGTGGTCTTTTGGATTCATTGTTTTAGTTATCCTTAGTAATTGCTTTAAACAAGTCTTTATAAAATTGACTTGGTGTAATAGTGAAGTGATCTCCATTATCTACAAAATCCCCTTTAAAGTAGTCAGGGTTAGTTTTTAATTCTTCTTGAATTAATCTTTCAAATTCAAGTGAGTTAAATTCAGTTTTGTTTTTATTTATATTTTTCATGATTAAAATAATTCAATTCCTAGACATTTTTCAAATTCTTTTTTTATTTTTGGTTCTAAACCTTTAATGATTTTCAAGTTAGGTTTTGCATAGGCTTTATGTTTTTCACTTGTTTTCAATCTATGCTTTTCATCATCTAATAATTGTAAAATTAAAGATAATTCAGATTCCCAAATAATAAAGTTTTTATTTGGTTTAATTCCAACTTTTCTAGTCATGATTAATACTCACATTCAAGAATTTTTCTAAGCATAACTTCATCATTCATGGCTACGGCTTTTTGAATATTTAAATTTTCGATCCATTCAGTACATGGAATTAAATATTCTCCCATGATTTCTTGAAATCTAAATTCACTCATGGGTTTTTGTTGTTTTTTGGAAGTGGTCATAATAATTTATGATGTTATGTAAATAGTATATATGTAAATAGTTTATTTGTAAATAAAAAGAGACTTAAAAAATTAAGTCTCTATTTGGGAATCAACTAATTTTTTTGTTCTTTTATAACATTCATCATAATCTGCATAACCCTGACAATCTTCAAAATATATTGAATTAAATTGTTGCCAAAAATAATCCCAATAATCATTCACAGATACTTTAATTTTAGGCATAATAATAACCCTTAATTTTTAACCAATAAAATCTATCTAATTGTTTTTTAGATAGTTTTTTATCTTTACTAATTAGATTGCCAAGTTCAATCCACTCTAATTGTTCTTTTTTAGTAAATGCCATAATTAAACCTCTACTTCATTCATAGTAAATTTATTTAATAATTTAAAAAGTTCTCTTTGCTCTAACCTAGTTTTATAAATTAAGTCTTTATTACTTTCTATATTTCTTTTTCTTTCTTCTTTTGTTTCTTCCATTAAAAAACCATCATTTATATAATTTTCGCAATATTGTATATTTTCTTTATTCATATAAAACTTATCTTTTATAAGTTCAATAATTAGATTTTTTTGTTGTTGTGATAAGTTCATTTTTAAACCTCTCTAAAATTTGGTGCAATTATTCCAAAATTTCCCCAGTCACTATGAAAAGGATAAATTTTGTTTTTTCTCATGTAATCATCACTAATTTTTAAAGCATATCCCCTACAATCACCATTAAAAAAAACAGGGATTTTCTGATTTTTAAAATTTAAAAGTTTATCAACTTTATTTAAAATATCATCAATAATTTTTTCTTGTTCTTCTTCAGTACATTCAATACCATTACAAAAGTCCTCGGCTATTGAGTGAGCTTTATTTTCTATCCTAAATAAAGCCTTACAAAGTTTTACTTCATCAATAGAGGAATCTAAATTAAAAACTTTTTTAAGGTTTTTTCCATGTTCAATAATGTTTTTATACATTATTTCGTTTTTTTCTTTTGTTGTTGTCATAATTAGATATAGAGTGACATTATCAGTATAACATCATGCTATTAAAAAATTCAATTTATTAAAAAATTCATTCAATTTTAACCATTCAATAAAATCCATTCAATTTTGACATTTAAATTTTTATTTAGTTTATATATAAATTTTTTTATCTAATAAAATTATTTTTTTTATTTTTAATCAAAATTTTAAAAAATTTATTTTAGTACAAGTTTACTAGTTATCAGGTAACTAGTATTAATGTACTAGTTTTTGTACTGGTAAAATATAATATATATGTACTATAAAAAAATTCTAAAAAAAATAACCCTAGATTTTTACTAGGGTTAATTATTTTCTTTAGTTCAATAATGGTTAATAGTGTTTTTTAAAAAAATGTAAATGAGGATAACTAAGCATCCCCAGACAATGAAAGTAGTCATAAAAGAATAATTAAAACTATGTAAGGTAATAAAATAAATTTCATTTTTTTAATCCTCGAATAAATAATTAATGTGTCTAAAAATTAGTTTTAATTCTAATTCTTCAGAAACAGAAAATCCTACTATTTGAAAAGGACTTGACTTAATCCAATTTTGGAAGCTTTCGCTTTCGTTTAAAAATTGAATATATTTTTGTTTTTTATTCATTGTTTTAAATCTCTCCTAATTAACATCCGTAAGTATTGGGAAAGATTAACCTCTCCCAATACTTCTATTGACTTTGTAACAAGTTGAGAATGAAGATCACTCGGAAGAGTGACCTTTATCTGTTCTTGTTTAATACGTTTAGAAGTCATTACTTTTTAACCTCACTTGTTGTATTAATGTTTTTTACAAAGTAAGAAGCTAAAGCTTCCTTTTCTTTAGTCTCCATCTGATCTATTTGATGAACTACTTTTTTAAATAGCTCCTTCATGTAGTCTCTATTACTTGCATAATTAACATTTAAATCAGTAACACTTTTAAGTACATGATCCATAACTACTTTTTCATTTAGATAGATAGTTAATTCTTTATTTGTATCTCTAATTGTTAGAGATGATCCATATGAAGCAAACTCAAAACTTATATTTAGTTTGTTTGCTCTTAAGGTTTGTTTATCCTCTGTTGGGAATAAGTTAATACTGTTCATTTGGAAGGATGAAAGAATAATTTTTGTTTAGATTAAGTTATGCATTGCTTAAAGTTGTTATTGCTGATAATTCAGAAATAGAAATTAAAGAACAAAAAGAAATAATCAAAATTAAGTTCAAATACATAACTATTAATAGTATATCAAAAAGTTATATAAAAGGTATAGCTAATACTAAAAATATAATATTTATACTTCTATGGACTTCTAATAACTTTTTTATACTTCTTTGGACTTGCTGCAACTTCTTTATACTTTTATGGACTTCTTAAGACTTCTATATACTTATGTCTACTCTAAGGCACTTCTATGGACTTCTAAGGGCTTTTGTGGACTTGGGGGGGCTATTAGTACAAAAATTTTTTTTTAGAGCGTATCGGGGAACTTAAATATATATTGGTTAATTTTTTGGTTCTACTTTTATTGAAAGTTCAGGAGCTTGGATATTCACTGTTTCTACGGATTCGCCTATAACTTTGCCTAGACTATCAAGAATTTGTGCTGCTGTTTGTAATTGACCTTTTTTTACTGCTTTGTTGAAGAGTCTTACTCTCATTGCTTGTAAACGAGGGAGGAGAGTTTCTCTATCTTTTTGCCAATCTTCATCATTCCATTTTTTAACTCTATTCCAATCTTCCCAGGCGGTAGTTTCTGAAACTTGTTCAATATTTGCGTGTTCTATTACTAATTGGCGAGTAGTTTTACCTTCAAGTTGGCGTGAATAAAGGCGTTGTGATCTTTTTTGAACTTCGTATGCAGTTGAGCGAGTTCTTTTCTTAGCTGGATTTGCTATAGGATTATTAATTATATTTTCTGGAAAGATAGAAGAAGCCACGGACTTAATCTTGTAAAGGGTTGTTACTGGAACTATAACCTAAAAAAGCAGGAATAGGCTATAAATAGGGGGTATAAGATAAAAAAACTGTTATTTTTAGTGTATGACAGCTACAAAACAGCAAGAAATAAGTTTGAGATATGCCCAGGGGGAGGTATTTAATTGTGATAAAAGATTTCGGGTGTTAGTTGCAGGAAGAAGGTTTGGAAAATCGTATCTTTCTTGTATTGAATTGCTTAGAGGAGCCATCAACAGGCCAAATGAAGTTTATTTCTATTGTGCTCCTACTTATCGGATGGCAAAGGATATTGCGTGGAAGGAATTAAAAAGATTAACACCGAAGGTATGGGTAAAAAGTAAAAATGAAACTGATTTAAGGTTGGAATTAATAAATGGATCGACTATTGAATTAAAGGGTACTGAAAATGCGATGGCTTTGAGGGGTAGAAGTTTAGCTGGTGTTGTGCTGGATGAAGCTGCATTTATGGATCGAGATGTATGGGCCGAAGTTATCAGACCTGCGTTAGCAGATAAACAGGGGTGGGCATTGTTTATTAGTACACCTGATGGAACTGCAAGTTGGTTTTATGATATGTGGTGTTTTTGTGGTGAACAGGAGTGGGATGATTGGCAAAGATGGAGCTTTACTACGATTGAAGGAGGTAATGTTGCAAAAGAAGAAGTAGAAGCAGCGAGGTCGCAATTAGATGCGAGAACATTTAGACAAGAGTTTGAAGCTAGTTTTGAGAATCTTACTGGTTTAGTTGCTGTTAGCTTTAGTGATGACAATATTGATAAAGAGATTCAAGACTTACATATGATGCCTTTGTTGTTGGGCCTGGACTTTAACGTTGACCCGATGGCAGGAATTTGTGCATATAAGCATGACAATAACCTATATGTGTTTGATGAGATCATGCTAACAGGTGGTGCTACCACATGGGATTTTGCAGAAGAGGTGGTAAGAAGGTACGGAGTGGACAGAAGAATTATTGCCTGTCCTGATCCTACTGGTAGTGCAAGAAAAACAAGTGGGGTGGGAGTTACAGACCATACAATTTTAAGAAGGTCTGGTTTTACTGTTATGAGTCCTAAAAGTCCGTGGAAAATAAGAGATAAAATTACTGCTGTTAATACTGCTTTACTTG